GTCGGGTTCCCCGTCCGGCGAGCGATGTCGGCGTAGAGCGCCTCACGCCGCTTTTGCGCCAAGGCCAAGAGGTCGCTGGCCGATTGCGTCTCGGCCCCGCCCTTTGCCAGCGCCATCCCCGCCGCCGACAAGGCGATGAGGTTTTCGTGGCCCGGGGGGAAGTCCGCCTCGGACAGCTCGGATCCGAGGTCGTCAATCGGGGTCGGCGTCCAGTTGACGCCCACCTGTAGGCTCAAGTTCCCCGTCTGCGGGAGAATCTGGACCGTGTCTCCAATGAGGTAATACTGACGGTCATAGCTCAAATAGTCCTCCGTACCCGAGAGGGCGAGCGGCACCTGCCGCCAATCCGTCTCGCGATACACCGTATTCGCGCCGTCCGTCAACGTGATGATTTTGTAGGCATACTGCTTGGCATCCCCAGACCCGTTATCCAAATCGGTCAACAGAAATGCCCCCGTGCTATCCGTGGTCACCGACCGCTTGGCAAACCGATAGTAGGGGTTGGTGTCCAGCATCCCCTGCCACTCGTCCCGAAACACCATCCCGAGAATCGAGTACAGGAACGTGTCACTCCAGCGGTCAGACGCCGTGGCGTCCATCCAATCCCGCGTTCGTGCCAGATAGGTCGCCTTAGTCCACGCCATTCGTTAGCTCCCGAGAGTGACTTTCTTGCGACGGCCCTTCTTGACCAGTGGCGCGGTCACCGAAGCAATCGTTTCCTCGATCGCCTCCTGCACCGCCTCCTCTACCTCACTCGTCGCCGTCCCCGTGTGGTAGTGATCCATCTGCTTCAACATCTGCGTAGCCTCGTCCGCATTCGACCACTCGCGGAGCAGGCGCTCCACATAGGCCGGGACTTCATCCACGCCGCACTGATTCGGGATATGGCCGATCACATCGAAGGCCATCGCGGGATCATACCGCTCGGTCTGCACCCGCTCCCAGCGACGGTCACCCGACCGCCACTCGCGCACTAACTGCCACGCACCCCACGGCCCCCACCGGAGCGTGAGCTTGGGGTCCACCGCCCGAAGCCGCCGGACGACTTCCGTCGGCGGCTCGGGGGTTCCCCGGTCATTCACGATGACCGAGAGTGGCATTACTCAAGCACCAACAGCTCAACGGTGACCACCACATCGCTCGGCTGGACGCTCACCGCCCCGGTCGTCACGACCGAGAGGAGGAGGGTCTCGCCGGGGTTCAGGGTGCGGGCCGCATCCGTCACGGTCCCCGCCACGTTCCCACGCACAGCGGTCTGCGCGGTCTGGGTGTTGATGTCAATCCCAGAGGTCAGCGCCACGGCGGTGCCGGAGGGCTTCTTCTGGAGGGTCGCCACAATGGACGTAGCCGCCGTCGGGAAGGTCGTGGCCGCAATCGAGACGCTCGACACCTGCGCTCGCTTGTTATATCCGCCCAGCATATGGGCCACGGTCCCCGCCGCCAGCGTCCCGAAGGTCGGCTTCACCGTCAAGGTCACGACCTCGACGCCGAACCGTCCGGGCTTTGGAGCAAAGAAGTTAAGAGGCATACAAGATTCCGAAGAAAGGTCCCGCTAAGGGGGGAGGTGGGACCACCCCACCTCCACCCGTTAGCGACGTTACGCCGACTGCACAGCCGCGTGGCTGTAGAAGACGGTGTCGGTGTAGCCCGTGATGGACCCGTGGCTGTTGCGCTGGAGCGAGGCGAGATTCCCGTAGTACCCGTAGGTCATCTCGAACGCATCGCGCCCGTCAAGCCACCGCACCGGACCCGCGCCCTCGTACTCCACGAAGCCCCAATCCTTCGCATCGACGAGCGCGAGGGACGGGATGTGGAGCAGATAGATGGTCCCGGCGGGGACGTAGTAATCCATCACCAGCGGCAGGCCGCAGATCTCAACCGCCTTGTAGCCACCCTTGATGACGCGGGCGGTCTCCTTGGCGTCGAAGCGACGCTGGCCGACGAAGCTCTCCATCAGCTTCTTGCCGATGCCCGGGGTCGTCATCAGGAGGAACTCCTGCGGACGGAGCATCGCGTCCTTACCGGACGAACCAGACACCTTCTGGATGAGGTCCCAAATGTCCGACTCGGTCGGCTGAGCGGCATCCGGGGTATCAGTGCCAGCCACCATCCGGATGGCATCCCAAATCCCGTAGGTCGAGGCGGTGATGCCGTGCAGAAGCGCATACGACGCGCTCCGGTTGGTGATGTTGATGAGGCCGTTGGTGGCCGAGTTGTACGACGTGTCGCTCGTCGAAGCCTTGACAATGATGTCGTTGGTGGTCGAAGTGATTGTCCCCGAGAGGGTGACAATCGCCTGCGTCGAGGACGGGAAGCTGTTGATGGCATTCACCGTCGCACGGCCACGAACCGTCGCGCCCGTCGAATCGGTCACGGCGACGTAGTCACCGACCGAGAGGAGGAGCGTGGCCGGACCCGACGACGCCACGCCGTAGGGCGCGGTGATGGTCTGGGTGGCATTGGTGACACCCGCGACAACCGTCGCAAGGATGCCGTTGCCAGCGCCGTGGAACGACCCCTGCATCATAAGGGCCGAGGCCTCACGAAGCTCCTCCATCGTCTTGCGAGCGAGGGTCTGGAACGCGGCCTCCTTGGACTTGGTGCCGATCAGCGCCAGCCCATCGACCTGACGACGGACGTAGCCACGGACGACGCCCGTGTACGCCTGCACTTCACGAGCGGTGCTGTCCTGCCCGAAGTAGCCAGCGTTCGAGAAGTTACCACCCGCCGGACGCCCAACAACCACGTCCCAATACACGCCGTTGCCGCCCCAACGGAGGTTCTTCGGCCCGCCCTCACGCGCCTTCGACAACTGGGCGACGAGCGGGGTCACAGTGTTCTGCACCTTCTCGCGGAAGTTGGAATACACATTCTTCAGGAGGCCCTGAAGTTCCGCATCGGTAATCGTAGTAGGATTTGGCATTGCTGTACTATCTCACAGAAAAAGGGTTAGCCCCCGAGAACGGAATTGATGGCGGATTGCACCGCGTCTTCCATCGCATCATCCACGTTCGTCGGAGCAGGTCGGGACTTTGGAGCCACTCCGGCTCCCTTCCCGACAGGTTTGACGGCCTTGGCGACTACCGCCTTAGCCTTCTGACTTTGCACCGCCATCGCCTTCTTATCCTGCACCGTTGTGGCAAGCGTCTCAGACGCGGCGGTTCGAGTGCCGTACTTCTCCGCCCTCGCTTCGTTCAAAGTCTGCGCCCACGGCGCGACCTCATCAAGGACGAACTGATTTAACTGCATATACTGGTCGGGCGTGACGTAGCCCTTCCTGCCCTCAAGGGTCCGGACGTAGAGCGCCACCTTCGCCACGATCTCCTCAGGTTCCACCATCGGGACGGCTTCCGCGATGAGGTCCAAAGCTGGGGTCAGTGTCCCCGTAAAATACTGCTCGCCCTGTTGCGCGACTTGTTGTAACGCCATCTGCTGGCGCTCGTACTCCAGCTTCTGACGCTCGCGCTCCAACCGCATCTCGGGCGTATTCTGGCGGTCCCACGCATCCTTCTCCGCCACATAGGTCGTCTCGTCAGCCAGCAGTTGCTCCAGATAGGATTCGCGTTGTTCGAGCGTCTGCTTGTACTGTTCCAGCATTTGCTGGGTTTCCAAGTTCTGTTGCTCGATCGAACGAAACCGCTGTTCGCGTTGCTCGCTGTAGATGCCATCCGCCGCCAACCGCGCCAGCTTATCAATCGGATCGGTGCGGGTTTTGCCCCCGGGCGTGGTGTAGGTTACCATCAGATCCGGCAATCCCGGAACCTCTTTGTCTCCCACCTTGACGCTAATGGGAACAATCGGGTCGCGGTCGGTCAGCGGGATCGGCGAATCAATCGCCTCCGCCTGAGCCTCGCCTTCGGTCGCCTCTGCCGTCACTTCTTCCGCCGTCTCTTCGCTGTCGCCCTCGCCTGCATCGGCCTTGGCAACATCTTCGACCTTGGTGAAGCGGCCCTTCTCATCCCGCGCCTGTGCCTCGTAGTCCTCATCGACGGGGAGCGCGGCCTTAGCGGCGTCCTCCGCAAGTTGGTCGAGGTAGACAGCGGTGTTCTCCGGCCCCACCTCGGGGGTGGCTGGGGCGTCGCCGGGAAACGTGGGTGCGGTCATACGGTACTCCTTGGGTAAATGGTCCGTTACTGCGGAGCAAACGCCTCGAACATATTCGCCGCCCCTTGGGCAATCGCGGGTTCAGCCGCAATGCCGGGGAGCGTCGTCGATGTAGGCATCATCTCCGGTGAGGGAGCGAAGGGACTAGCCCCACCCATCGCTTGGGGTCCTGCGGGCGCTTGCTCCGGACCAGCCGGAGCGGGAGCGCCTTGCTTCTGTGCGGCTTGGTTTGCCAGCTCTCGCCAGCGAGCGTCTGCCGCTTGAATCACGTCCTCGTCAATGTCGTCCTGCAACAGGATCTTGCGTTCCAAGATGTCCTGATGAATTGCCTCGTTGTCCTGCCAGCGCATCGGCGGCGGGTTCTGCCGCGTGAGCAACGCATCCGCGATGCGATTGGCTCGCGCTTCTTGATCCGCATCCGGCGACTGGATTTGCTTCATAATGGCAAAGGGCATCAGCCGCTGATACTGCCGCGCATCGATAAGTTGCTTGCTGAACATCTCGTCGAGCAGGAAGAGGCGCATTGCCTTGGGCATTGGCATCAGCGTCTCCGGTTCGACCTTCACATCCGCCGAGCCATCAAAGTCCTGCGCGTTGAGGGCGCGAGCAAGATCGGGACGCGACTTGCCCACGGCTCCGAGATCGCGAGGCACATCGTAGCCCCACGCCATTCCTGCCAACTGCACCTTGGCCCACTCGGTCATTGCCATTGCAATCGCCAGCACGGACGGCGCATAGACGCGCTCCAACTGCTCACGGGCGGCGAGGATCGCACGGCCCGACGACGAGCTGGAGAACTGCCCACGGCTGGTATCGTTGTAGCCCGATGCATCCTCAAACGCCTTCTTCTCTAGCGAGAGCGCCTCCTTCACGTCGTTCGCCACCGAGAAGCTCGGCATCGGCGTCACGGAATCGTTGAGGCTCCCCGCGCCCGTCACCTCGACCACCGAAGTCAGGCCGCCGATGAAGGTCTCCTTCTGGATGACGCCCGGACGGGCGAGCAAGCGACCGCCCGAGTTGACGCGAATGGAGTCCACCCACTTAGACATCAGCGCATTGATTCTCTGCTGATGCGGAATCCACTGCTCCATAATCGGGCGCGGGAAGTAGCTCGGATCACTTGAGCCATCAGTCACGCGCACAAAGGGAATCGCCCCAAAGAGAAGCGGCATCGGCCCCACCACAACGGCATCGCCCACAATGATGCATTGCAACCCTTCGGGCAGTAGCTCGGGGTGCTTCTCGACGTAGACCGTAAACCGCTCGACCACGTCGGCGTTCTTGAGGCGGTCGGCCTCGCCGGGGTTCGAGAGTTGCATCGTCCACTGCGAGAGTGCGCCGTTGTCGCCCAGCGAGTCGGCCCCATCGCCCAGCGCGATATTGCTCGCCTGCCCCGACGCCACCGCGCCTGTCGCGCCGTAGCGTTGCGCGGCCTCGACGGCGGGGATGACCTCACGCAGGATGACGTAGTACGGCTTCTTCGTTGAGCTGGCGTTCGCGGAGACGCGAAACTGCTCGACACGCACCACGTCGGTGCGAAGATCGCCAAGCGGCTTCTTCTCGCCGTTCTCGCCCATCGCCTCGTCCCACGGTCCTGCCTCGGCATCCCAGTAGACGTGAAGGCCCGAGACGCCATCGGTCTGCGCCCAGTAGCAGGCCTCGTGAATCACGCCTGCCATCTGTTGCGATTCGTAAGCGTAATCGAGAGCGGCTTGCCGCGCTTCGGCTTTGCGCTGATCGTCAGGGTCCAGCGTCATCGGGTTCACCGAGAAGCCGGGGCGTTGCTCGGTGATGACCTGCAAGCGCGAGTCCAGCGCCTTGTCCATCAGGTTGTAGACGACACGGCTTGACTCGGTCGGGCGGACGGGTTCACGCCACGGTCCCATTCCAGTCGCACTCACCCACTGCTGGCCTGCGCGGAACAAGCGATTGCGCTCGACCAAGTGCATATGGGTCTCAATCGCCATCCGCCGCTCGGTCCAGCGGTTCCGCACCCACGACACCCACTGCGCGGGGTCCTCGCCGTCGTTGTCCTCGGCGAGCGGAAAATCATCGCCATACAACGCACGAGACAAGGCGCGAAGCTGGGCGTCTTCAGGAAGCGTGATGCGAGCGGCGGTCTCGATGTCGTTGGGCGCGATCTCCTCGTTGGCGCGTTGCCCATTCGCATCCATCACGACCGTTGTCACGCCAGAGCTGGCGGCGACGTACGGCTCGGCGGCCCCGGGAATCTCGTTCTCAGCTTCCGCCTCTTCCTCGTACTCTACGTCCTCCGGCACGAGTTGCTCAAGCGTCTCGTCGTATTCAGGGTCGAGGAAGGGGATGGTCATACGAGTTCTCCAATGCCAAGCGCCCGACGCACGAGGTTCCACCGTTGCGCGTCAGGCATCGTCGTGTCCTTCACCTTGAGGAACCGCTCCTTGGCGGCCTTGATGACTTCTTCCTGCGCCCACTCTTCCGACTCCCGCATCGCCAGTGCCGCAATGTCCTGCGGCACCTCCACGTCCTGCTCGGTCGCGACAGGTGCCACATAGACCAGCCGGAGCCAATGGCGAACCACCGCCTCGATCCGGACGAGCGCGAAGACCGCCACCGCCGCCCAGATCAGCGCACTCACTCGACCGCCTTGGGTCCCGTCTCCAACGGCTTCAGCGCCTTAAGCGCCTCAATGCCACCCGCCACTTCGTGGTACGGGCGGCTTGCCAGATAGGCGAGAATCTTCTCCAGCAGTTCCTGCGAGATGACGAACTCGGTCATACAGCCTCAGGTGTGTGGTGAATCAGGAGGTGTAGCGCACGGTCACAACAGGCGCACCGCTGGAGTAAGCCGAGCAACGCGCCCGGAACCCGGCGAAGCCGTTCATCGGCTTGCTGAAAGCACCCGCCGCTGTCGCGGTCGAGGCATCGGTGCCAGAGTTGCTCGGGGTCATGTTGAACGCCACCCAGTTGGTGCCGTCGATCGTGACCTCGAACGTGATGGTGGCCGAGAGCGAGCCGACAATCTGCACCGCCACGCCACCCGCTGACGGGAAGCCTGTGATGCTGGCGGCGTCACCCTCTGCGCCGATGGTCTTGACTGCGGATTTGAGGACGGTGGCTGACATTGTGCGAGGTGTTAGGGGTTACGGCGAGCGGCCATCCGCTCTCTCATACGGCGGATTCGTTCATCGAGGGGCAACGCGTTTTCTTCCTCCATTCGCGCTCCCATATTTTCTAAGTCGCGATGCTCGGCGCTAAGGGGAATGACGCCCGTCAGTGTTTGACGCACTCGCGGACGGCGTCCTTGCGGGGTGTCCACCGAGTCGGGGCTTTCGTACGTCCAGTTGCCACCCCGGCCTTTCCAGCCTGCGGCAACCGCTGGCTTGATGCGCTCCTGATACAGCGAGTCTTCTTGTGCGCCGAGCTGACGACCCAGCATTCCACGCATCGCATCAATACGCTCCTGCGAAATACCGTCCTTGCGAAGCATTTCCTGAAGGAGCGGATTGCCAATTTCCTGCACTTTTTCGCGGTTCTCCACGATGCGTTTCTTTAGCCCAACTGTATCGGGTCGCGCCATCAGCGAATCGCCTACTGCTGTCATCAGCATCCGACCAAGTCCGCGCATTAGTACTTGCCCTCCGGACGGCGCATCGAACCGAGACGCTTTTGCATATCCATCTTGCGGGCGACTTCCGAACGCAGATCACGCTCGGCGGACTCCCACATCGGTGACGAACCGCGCATCGAGACGTTGAACATCGCGCCCTCTTTGGCCTGCTTGAGCTTGGCGCGTGGAATCACCACTTCTGCCCCGGAATCGTCATCGACGAGGACGGCGTAGTCGCCTTCAAGCCGATCGACTGCATATCGCTTCTTCCCAGCTTGCATATACACCTCTGGCAGAATAACGCACCCCGAACATACACCGAACCTCGGTCAAGCGCAACCCCTCCGCGCAAGGGCAATGGTTGCCCTACATCACGAACCCGCCTGCCTCGTCCCGGTAGTCCTCCGCCACCCCCGGCACATACTGCTCCCAGCTCCCGGGATCGCGCCCCTCCGGACCGATCCCCTTGGGTGGGGCAGGCTCGGTGACCAAGTAGGGCAGGGAGGCCAGCGCGTACCGGAACGCATCCGCCCCGTCATCACCGTTCTCGCCCCGCTCGTTGGCATCCCGCTTGAGCGGCACGTTCGGTCGCTTGGGGTCCGGCACCAGCGCCTGCAACTCAGCCAAGAGACGGCGCGTCCCCACGGTGTCCACGAAGCGCAGGCGATCCTGACTGAGCAGGCGGCGGATGACCTTGGCCCCAGCGTCACGGTCGAGGCTGGCCTTGGACAGGGCGATCCCGTACTGGTCGAACACGTCTGCCACCGTCTCCGGCTGGGCGGTGTGCGCCATCCGCTGGGCGAAGGCATCGTGGCCTGCGTAGACCCGCCGACTGCAAGCCGATGGGACGCGACCGTCCTGCCCGGGGAGAACCAGCGATCCCCGGATGCTGGCGGCCTGCTCGTGGTCCTGCTCGCGGTGCAGGTAGAGGGCGTCCAAGACGTAGAGCGTAGTGCCGTCATCGGCGCAGGGGACGAAGACCGCCGGATGCGAGTAGCCCCAGTCGTACCCTGCCCAGAACTGCCACCAATCGGGCAGGAAGTGCGGGAGCTGTGAGCGATCGATGACCAGCTTGTCCCAGTCGGATAGCTCGGGGTAGAAGGCGGCACCGCTCGCGGTGAGGCTGGCGTCGAGTTCCTGCTGGGCGGTGGCGCTGTTCGGTGGGTACTCGGCTCGCAGGGCCTCGATGTCGGTCGGCGACAGGCGGGTGTTCGCCTCAGTCGGGTGGTGCCAATGCCGCCAGTCAGCCCCGCGACCGCCGTTCTCGATCGCCACGCAGAGTCGGTTGAAGTAGCTGGGGGTCAGGCGTCCGCTGTTGCCATCCCAGCCTGCCGATGGGGTCGAGGCGATGATCAGCCACCCGCCGCGATCCAAGAGGGCAGGCATCACCACCCCGCCAAGGGCGTACTCCAGATCGAGGAAGGCCGCCTCGTCGATGACCGCCCCGTCAAGCGATCGACCGCGCAAGTTGTCGATCGACTCCGCTGACCGTAGCTCCAGCGATCCCAGCCCCGCGAGCTGGATGCGGCGATCGGTCTCGTGAAGCGTGACACCGGGGAGGCCAGCCAGTCGAGGCTTCAGCTCCTCCCGCCAGATGGCTCGGGACTGCGGGTAGTCGGGGGTCAGCCAGACGATGTCACCACCCTGCAACGCCCCGCGATGCTTGCCCTGACCGTGACCTAGCAGGCTGGCGATCAGCGCGGTGCGAGACTTGCCTGTTCGGCGACCCGCTCGCCAGACCTTGAACCGCTCCGGGGCGTCCAGCACCTCCGACTGGTGCGCCATCGGGGCGGGGAGGTAGAGGGCCGCCACCTACTCGTGCCGGACGATGACTTCCAGCGTGGTGCCACCCGACTGCTCGATGTGCTGGGTCGCCTTGCCGTAGCCGTACTCGGTGACGTACTCCAGCGCCTTGGCGAAGAACGGGTGATCGGGGCCAGCATCCAGCACCGTCTGGATATGGGCCAGCACGTTCTCCCGTGAGGCCAGCTCGCGGAGGGTCGCCTTCCACGCATCCGGCGGACGGCCTGCATTCGGTGCGCCCTTCGCTGGCCCTCGTCCGCTCTTGGATCGGTCGATCGCCCAGCCGACGAGCGGACGGCCCCACTTGTCGAGGCGGACCTCGTCAGCGGGGACGATCGCGGTCGGTGCGATCTTTTCTGCCGTATTGTCATCGGGTGCCATATAGGCCGAACATAACCCGAAGCAGAGGGAAGCGCAAGCGAGCGAACGGGTTAGACCCCGAAGAGACCCCGAACGTTATGTAACAACTTTCGGGAACCCTTGCGGACCCCTTGCGTGATCACGGGGGAGTGATTACTATCTACCCAGTCGCCAATCACGGCGGCACTCACACAAGGGGCTACACAATGCAGACCACGCTGATCCGGATCAACCCGACCGCAGAGATCGAGGGCAACGATGAGCAGGGGTGGCGGGTGTACAATGTTCGCACCGCGCTTCGGGCCACCGCCGGACGCTACACGACTGAGAAGCTGGCGAGGCTGGCGGCGGAGGCCCTGCATTGGGCGCACGAGGTGGACACCCGCCTCTGGTATGATCACGACACCAAGAGCTGGGTGGGTCAGGTGGTGGATGGCGAGGGGAACCAGATCGGGGAGGCGGAGATCGCTCACGACCGCCGCGATGTACATCTGGCGATCGGTCGCCGCCTGTGGGAGCTGACGCAGTTGCCGCGCTAGGTCAGGCCGAAACGTCCCCAGAGGATCGGGGGCGTCTACCCGTGAAGCGGGTACTGACGAGGCCAGCAGTCTCGAGGCAGGACAGACACAAGGGGGTAGGAAATGGCGTTGACTTGGGATGCGAAGCGGGTGCCGGAAGCGGATCGCAACGACCCGCTCTTCCAGAAGGCGATCTGGAATCTGATGGCGATCAAGGTCGGATCGCTGACGGAGAAGACCCTGCCGGAGGCGATCGCTCGGACCCGCATCTACGAGGGGCTGAACGGGCCGCAGTACTACACCGCGAAGAACACCCCGGTGTACCTCTGGCCGGAACTGCACCGCTTCGTCGGCCTGAAGACGAACGTCAGCCGGATGACCCGGACTCAATGGCTCAAGTGGCAGTTCGAGCTGGCGGTGCAGGACGCAACAGCCTACGCCCAGAAGGCGCGGCACCACGACGGGCAGGCGCAGTAAGTCACCCCCCACCCCGCGAGTCAGGCGGCGACCCCGTGCAAGCCGGGGGGTGGGACTGGCAGGACCGCACCGGACGGCCTCCGGGGATCAGAGACAAGGGGGACAGGATGGACAAGGTCAAGCTGAAGTTGAGCGTGGAGGAAGCCTCGATCGTGCGGCTGATCCTTCTCAAGCGCGTGGACGAGATGGAGCTGGACCCGCGCTTCGCGGACGGCACCGGAGGCTTCCACATCCGGACGGCGGAGCGCGTGGCGAACAAGCTGAGAGAGCGGATCGAGCGAGCAAAGCGGCTCGCGGCCCTGCTGTTCGAGGAGGACTGAGCGATGACCAGCAAGGGAACCGCCCAGCGCCTGCGCTCCAAGTACGGGCCGACGATCGCGATCTCGCTCGGCCTGATGATGGCGGAGGATGCGCGAGACCTCCTCAACCAGACCCCGGCGCAGGAGAGCCGGACCACCGCCAAGTACCTGACCCGCTCGATGTTCTGGCTCGCCGTCCTGCACCACCTCGAGAAGAGGGCTTGACAACCACCGAGCAGGCTAACTAGTATTCACCCGTGTTCACTACGTTCCACGTTCAACACTCACCACAAGGGGGCAGTATGCAAAAGGTCTACGCCGATGTGTTCGAGCAGATCATCACCGAGATGGAACAGGGCCGGACGCCGTGGGTGCGTCCGTGGACGGGCGGTGGCCCGTACAACGCCGCGACCGGACGCCGCTACTCCGGCGGGAACGTGATCGCGCTGATCTTCGCCGGAGCGCAGTACTCGACGCAGGGCTGGCTGACGTGGAACCAAGCGATCGAGGCCGGATGCGTGGTCCGGAAGGGCGAGCGGTCCACGACCGTGTTCTTTATGTCCAAGGCCGTCAAGAAGGCCACGCAGGGGAACGGGCCGAGCGAGGCTGACAACGATCCCGCCAGCTACTTCTTCGCCCGTGGCTTCCGGGTCTTCAATCTCGACCAGCTCGACGAGCTGGAGCCGGGGGCGCTCGCCAGCCTGAAGGCACGGCACACCCCGGAGACCCTGAACGGCTTCGAGGCGATCGAGGAGGCGGAGGAGCTGGTCGAGCGGAGCGGGGCCGATGTCAAGCACGGCGCGTCAGTCGCCTGCTACATCCCGGCGCTCGATGCCATCCGGATGCCCGATCCGGAGACCTTCACCAGCCGCGAGGGCTACTACGCGACCCTCTTCCACGAGCTGGCCCATTGGACGGGCGGCGAGAAGCGGCTCAAGCGGATCACCCCGGCACGGTTCGGGACCGCCGACTACGCCTTCGAGGAGCTGGTCGCGGAGCTGGCCTCCGCTTTCCTCGCCGGACGGTTCGGGTTCGCGCAGATCAGCCAGAGCGCGGCCTACCTGAAGGGCTGGGCCAAGGCCTGCCGCCAGCATCCGGAGATGCTCGCCAAGGCCGCCAGCCTCGCCCAGAAGGCGGCAGACTACCTGACCGGGGAGCAGTCGGCCCCGGTTGTGGTGGAGGCTGGCAAGTGACCGACCTGACCCGCCCCGTCACCCGCAAGGTCACCACCCATCGCGGCGAAGTGCTGGTGGTGACCCTCACCCCCGAAGGGATCACGATCCGCGAACCACGCCGCCGCTCCGGGTTCGTCCTGCCCTACGGCGTGGCCTTTATGCAGGCCGTGCGGCTTCAGGTCGAGGCCGATCGCCGCGAGAAGCTGGCGGCGAAGAAGGCGAGGCGATCAGCGAAACGATAGCGCCTCGACCAGCGACTCCAGCACCGCCCGGGCAGTACGGACCTGAGCCTCCGTCTCCCGGGCGTTGTCGCGTCTGACCACCAGCACACTCGGATACCAGAGCGTGGACGATCCCCCGGGCCAGCCCGAGTAGCGCCAGTCCACCGTCATCGGCGGCATCACGATCGTCGGAATGTTAAGGCTCCCCGCCAGATGCAGGACGCTCGTGTCCACCGTCACCACCAGATCGCACGAGGCCACCCGCTCCGCCGTGTCGAGGAGATCGCCCTCCGGCATCTTGGTGAAGGGTGCGCTAGCTGGCGGCTCGACGTTGTACTGGAGCGAGACCCACTCGACATTCGACAGCGGCTTCTCCCAGAGCAGGGCGGCGGTGTCGAGCGTGAGCGAGCGGTCGAAGTTGTGATAGGCTCCCTTACTCCCCTCCCAGCAGACGCCCACCCGAAGCGGACGGTGCGCGTGGAGCGGCTCGCGAGAGAAGGGCGGAGCGATCGGCGCGGGGATGTTCTCCGGGGTGCAGTCGAAAGTGTGCGGGAGCGACATCGCCCGGACATAGCAGACGCCCTGCGTCATCTTGAGCCGCGCCTCGTCGCCCTCGCCGACTTGCTCAAAGACCTCCTCCGCGACCGCCGTTCGGATGTCGCCCAACGCCTCGACGTAGCGGTGAAACATCCGCTCGCCCACCCAGATCGGTGGATGGCCTGACCGCTCCGCGACCAGCGGCAACCAGCGAGCGAACAGCACCGCATCGCCGATCCCCTGCTCGTGCAGGACGAGGACGGGACCATCGGTCGGCTTCCCATCCCACTCCGGCACCCCGTCGAGGCGGCTCTTGCCCGTCCGCTTGTCGAGGATACGCGCCTCGTGTTCGCGCCACGCCTTGCGCCATTGCTTCGGCTTGATCGCGAGCCGGAGGTGACCCTTCGACGCGAGCGCCTCCGGCTGGAGGACCGGAACCCTGAGCGCCTTGCGATAGGCCCTCAGCGACTCATCCGTGCGACCGCACACGGCGTAGGCTTGGCCCAACCCGATCTGCGCGGCGTAGTACTGCACAGCGGCAGGGTCGAGCGGGTTGGTGGGTTGGGTGGTGGTGAGGGCCGCCATCTCCGCCCAGCCCACGGCCTCCTCGAACCGCCCCACCCCTTGCAGGGCGGCGGCACGGAAGTGGGCGGCAGGGCGCGGCAGTTCACCCCGCGACTCCAGCCACGCATCGGTGATCTCGACGATCGTCTCCCAACGGGTGGCATCGTAGGCGGCGGCGATCACCTTGATGATCCCGGCGTCATCGAGCGGGGTCTCGAGCGCGTCACTCATTCGCAGGTCCAGACGGTGGACTGCCGCTTGATCGGCGGGATGCCATCGACGGCGGTGAAGGACAGCTCCTGCACGAGGAGCATATCCTGCGGCACACAGGTGAACGTCCCGCCCGTGAGCGCCACGACCCAATGGTGCTTATGCTGTCCCGGCTCCAGCGAGTAACCGTCCCGAACGTGGTCGAGCAGGAACCACAGCTCGCCCGTCCCCGTGATGTGGTGGTGATCATCGCTCAACACCTGACAGGCGAGGCCGGAGAGGAAGGCAGGCTCGTGCGCCTCAAGCGACCAGCCATAGGCGTCCCAGCGTTGCGCCTGCTCAGGCAACCATTGCGTCATCCACGGCACATCGCGCTCGTGGCGGAGCGCGTGGAGCGGGAGGTCCACGATGACCGCGCCTGATTCGAGGAGAATGTGACAGCCGAACATCCGCCCGGGCGTAGCACTCATCCCCCACCAGACGCAGGGCAGGGTCTTATCCTCGCGGCCCTTGCGATGCACCGCCGCCTCGATGACGTGGCAGTAGCGGTGGCGGGGCAGGTCGATGTTATGCGCCACGCTCGGCCTCCTGCGCTTCGCGCTTGAGTGTGTAGTGCTGATCGGCATTCGCGACCGCTTCTTCGAGCGCCTCCTCCGAGCCGAACGCGAGCGCCCAGCGCCGTGCGTACTCATCCTGACTCACGGTCAGCGGTCGCGCCGTGCTTCCCTTCCCCTGTGACATCGACAACTCCTAGCGCACTCGGGCGCGGGGCTTCTTGGTGGTGGTCTTAGTAGCAGAAGGCGTCACGGTGACGTTCCAGATGACCGACTCGAACGCATTCGCGAGCGTAGCGGTCTCGGTCGAGAGTGCCTTGAGCGTGGTGCGAAGGGCGATGATTTCGACTGCCATCTTCCGCAACAGCCAGATGCAGTAGCCCAGCGCGGCGAACGAAACGACTAACGCGATAACCATTCGGGTCTCCGGAGAAAGGGGTGGGGCAGGATCGGCTCGGCGGGATAGTCACGCTCCCCGTGACAGGCCACGCGCCGATTGTGGACGGCGAGGGCTTGGGCGGTGAGCGGCTCCCCCGCACAGACGGGGCAGTACTCCCAGCAGGAACAGGCGACAGGCTTATAGCTCAAGTTGCAGGTACTCCATCGTGATGCGCCACGCCTCTTCAGCGGTGGTGCAGATGTAGACATCCCAACCGTTGCGGCGAAGGTTCTCGTGCCACACTTGCTGATTGTCCGACACTCTTCCCTTGCCTGACGGTGACTTGAACTCGATGGCAAGGCCGCTCGTGAGCAAGTGCGTTTCCGTATTGGCGAGGACCTCGAACAACAACCAGTCCGGCACCCCGGCCTGCACCCCTTCGGCCTTGAGCAACGCCGCCTCGCGAGGGCTTCGCTTACCCCCGTTCGGCACACTACACCACGGCAGGTCTTTGGTGCGCGGATCGAGACGCAGGCGCTTGATGAAGAGCCGTTGCTCGATGGCCTCCAGATACTGGGGCCGCTTGCGGCTCTTTAGAATAGCCATCGCATCACCGTGAGAATGCCGAGCGCGGCGAGACCGAAGAGCGTGATGAACACCAGCGTACACCCGAGCGCGAAGAGCGGTTCGGCAAAGGTCGAGGGGTGGCGATGCACGTTCAACGGAGGCCACGGAATCTTGTACTCGCCCGTCACGACCTTGGCGTTCTCGTGGGTCTTGACGTAGCCCTCGAAGTCCTCGTCGTGGCAGGGCGTCACTCGGTGATCCACTCGTCCTCCGTGGGGTGCTTCACCCCGTGCGCCGAGCCGAAGACCGACAGCATCTTGTGGTAGATGGCCTTGGTCGCGAGGACATCGGCGAGGCAGTACTCCGCGACCTCGTCGTGCATCCCGCCAGCGAAGAGCGGGTAGACATCGCCACCCGACAGGCCGTCCGTCTTGCCCGGGACGCCGAAGAACTTGGCCCACTCGTTGAGGCCCTCGCCGGACTGGATGACATCCCAGTTGAGCAGGACGGCCTTGCAGTCGAAGTGCGGCTGGGTGCGGTACCGCTTAAACCAGAGCGCGATGAGGTTGGGCGGGATCGTCGGGATCACGCCGTGATAGAGCGAGCGCAGGGTCAGGAAGCGAAGGTCCCACGTCCCGTTCCACGTCACGACCGCGCCGTTCTCGTGTTCAACCAGCCGCCAGAACTGGCGCAGGAGATCGGCCTCGCGGTCCTCTGTCTCGGCGTAGATCACGCCCTGCCGATCCGGGCCGTCCTCTCCAGAGATCGCCCAGCCGAGGCACAGCACCCGCCCGAGCCGAGCATTGAGGCTGGCCTTCTTGATGCGCTCATCGACCCAGCGGAGGCGGTCCTGCTCGCGCCACTTGGCGATGGTCTCCGCCGACTTGTAGTTCGCTGGCGGCTGGCGGTCTTCCGGGTACGGCGCGTCTGCCGCTGAAGAGAGCGGGACGGTTTCGATGTCGAGTACGAGTGCCACGGTTAGTTCCCCTTGTGTGATGTGATGATGGCTTCCATCCGAGCGACCGCATCCGGGCAGGGCTGACGCCGTCCCGAATACCAATGCCCGATACTGCCGAAGTTGTAGCCGATCTTGAGCGCGAGCCGGAGCTTCGCAGGCGCAGGCGATCGGTCGCCTGCTTCGGTCAATACGGCGAGCGCCTCGCGCACGACCGGATGCGGCTCCTTAGCCGCGACAGCGTCTGTCATTCCTTCCCCCGTGGTGATGTGTGTGGTCACGAGTATACCACCGTAACCACGAACACGCAAGAGCGAATTGCCCCCCGTGGAATCGAACCACGATCACCGCATCCAAAGTGCGGGGTCCTGCCATTGAACGAGAGGGCAATGGCATTCTGCTATCTCTTAGGCGGCGAACGCGCCCAGTACGGGTATAAGTCTACCCACTACGGGTGCGATTTGTCGGTAGTTCTGCATACATACCGACGATATGCAACGGCTGACGATAACGGATACACCCCGGCCATTCCCGGTCATCAGGGCAGTTATGCAAGCGTCAGGTCCGAAGGCTAGCACCGGGGCCGTCTGCGCTTGTGCGGGGGTCTCGCACGAAGTCCCTCGACGGGTGACCTGTCGGTGGTGCTATTCCACCGTCCTGCTCCCAGCGTGATCCGAGATGACCGACCCCGTTGTAGGCTGACAGCGCGGGGATTTGGAGAAGCGGATACGCCAGCACGGTCAGGATTGAGCGAGCGGTATCGGATTACCGCCCCTGCTGGAGACCGAGAGTAGGCCAGCAGTCAAACAAGAGACCCCGACGTTCTCTCCTCTCGAAAGGCTCGACCCCCGTAGAAGGAATTGAGCAGGAGATACTGGCCGGGGCGGTTCTCTTGTAACTGCTAACTCACGATGCTTTCGAGGTCACCGCACCGCCAATCTACCCCCAGATCACCGCATTCGCAAGGGGCAGATAGGCATTGCGGCGGACCACCGTCTCCAGATCAACCGAGGTCGCCAGCGTCCGCGAGTAGGCCGCTGTCCAGCCGTGGACCGGATCACCCATCGCCGTCCCGATGGGCCAGTAGAGGCGCACCCTATCCGATAGCTCGGTCACCAGAAAGGACGGCACACCGAGCGCCTTGCCCGTGGCACAGAGAACCTCCAGCTTGTCCTCCGTCACAAGATAGGAGCCGTACTCCGCGATCTTGGGATAGTCGTAGCGGATGCGGGTCTTCGCCTCCGCCACCGCCACCAGCACCCCGTCCCGGCTATAGACCGCATCGAGCGTGGCGGGAACGTGGGCCGGGGTGGGGTGACACGTCGATCGGGTGTGCGACCCGAAGTCCATCAGGAGCCGCCAGCCCCGGCGCTCGTGCGCCTGTCCGAGCGCGGTCGTGATCGCGAGCGTCATTGCCCACGCTCCCGGCGATACTTCTCCCACCGCGCCCTGCCTGCATTGAGCGCGATCTCCCGCACTCGCTCCGGCCCGATCGCGGCCATCCGTGCGGCGGCTCCCAGCTTCCCGCCGAGCTTTCCAGCTTCCGAACGGGTCATCGGTTTGGCTGGCGCAAGTTGTCCACGCTTCGACCATCGGTAGGCCCGAACACGAATGGTGTTGTAGGCTTTGTTGTTTTCCCGCCACTTCTTACACGCTTCGCGGTGTTGCTTGACGTGCTTCCTCCGCCACCGCCGTGACCACTTGCGCGTTCGTTCTTTGTTGTTTGCTAGCCATATTTTCCGCACCACCTTCTTTCGTTCGGCGCGACACTCGACGCAAAAGTGCGACCGCCCGATGGTCCCAAACACGAGACGAGGACAATGGCGACAGACCCCTGCCTTCCGCCGCGCACACCACGGGCAGTCCCACGAGAGCCGCCCCAGACGATCGACCCGCTCGACCATCTGGGCGCGGCAATGCGTCAGCGGACACCTCACGCCTCACGCCCCTCGTCCGGCCCCAGCGGAGCCGCCTCGCACACCGTGCAGGGCTTGGGAAACCCCGGATGCTGAGGACAATGCGGGATCCAGACGGAAACCAGCTCGCCCTCAATCGACATCTCGGCGTAGCGCCCGAACTCCAAGAACTCCGGCGACCACTCAAACCTAGAATGGGAGGTCATCATCGGCGTCCTGCGGTGGCGGGAACTTGTCGAAGGTGGGCGGGGCCACCCGCTTGCCGCTTGGCGCTGGCACCTTGACCGCAGGCACAGGCTCCGGCGCAGACACCTTCACCGCATCGAGGCCGTCCGGCTGGAGGCCCTTGTCCTTCCAGCTAATCCAGACGGTCGCCGCCGCCGACTGCACCACCGCCCCATCCACCGCCACGCCGTAAGTCTGCCCCGCCTGCACCAACGCCTTGGCGGTGGTCTGCCAGAGCATCAGGTACTGCGTCAGCATCTTGTCCCGGCGCTGGTCGAGGCTTGCGTTGCTGGCTGGTACCGCCTGTGGTACCGCCTTGGAAGCCGCCGCCGGGGTGATGCGCTTGGTCGGCGCGGCCTGCGGCGTGGCGGGATCGATATTCCAGTAGGGCTTGCCGCTCGGGTTCGGCGCACGGCTGAATGTGAGCGTCTCGCCCACGCACGTCTCGGTGGTCAGGCCGATCCGCTCCAACTGCTTGAGGCCCGTGGTGTCCGGGATCAGCGGCGTCTCGACTGGCCCATCCCAATCGGGCGTGATGCCCACAAACACCAGCTTGTTCCCGAACTTGGTCTGCACCGTCTTGCACTCGGTGATGGTCACCGTCGCGGCATCGCCTGCGTTCTCCAACGTCAACTTCTGATTCATCGCCTGCTCCTTGGGGTCGCGACCCCGTCAAGTATGTATCCCGCCACCGACGTGTGACGGGGGTCCTACTCCAGCACGAATCGCTGGTCCCGCATAACTAACTCCGCCTGCACCAGCTCGTAGTCCGCGATCCGGTCCCGATCCGCCAACTCGATCTGCCGCTTCAACTCAAACATCTGGATCGCCAACAGCCCGACCATCCGCTGGAGCTTCTCGACCTCAACGCGCACGTCCTCAGACATCCATCCCCCTTGTGAGTGTGTGCCGAAGGATAGCACCGTTTCCCCCTCGGCGCAAGTCCCACCTGAAACGTGTTGCATCTGGGACTTGACAGGCTGGCGATCGAGCGGTATCGTCCCCGCTATGACGACCACCTTATTTCGCAACCGCCCCGGCACCATCCTCCTCAAGCGAGCGATGCGTCTGCACGGGGGAACCATTGACACCTTCGCCAAGGAGGTGTTAGGCCGGAGTCGGGTCAGCATCTGGCGCTGGCTCCGGAAGGCGCACCCGATGCCGCAAGCGGTGCAGGACCGCCTCCGGACCTACTGTCTGGAGATGCGGGAGCTGGACCCACAACCGTCGCGGATGCCCCGCGCCGACGTGTAGTACCACACACCACAAGGGGGAGCTATGCCGAACAACTTTGGGAGCTGGAGCGGAGGCGCACCGGGGGAGGGGATACTGAACGACCCCACCTACTGGGGGCTGGATGTCGATGGCCCGGGGCCAGAGGAAGAGGACGACGAAGACGAGGAGGACGACGATGAAACGGTGTAAGGAGCCGGACGAGCAGTCCATCGCGGACCGTCAAGTGGAGGAGCCTGCCGTGGAGTGGAAGGATCAGTACCGAGGGAACCGCATCACCCATCGGGTCTACCCGCACCAGTACGCCCGGGTGCTGGTGGCCCGGGGAACGTGGAGGCACTATGGCGAATGGTGACCTGCTCCGGCGAGCGATCGTCCGCGCCACCAAGGAGCTGTGGCTGGCCGATGCGGCGGGGGATGCGGGGCAGGGGAAGGTCTGGATGCAGGAGCTGGCGGTCCTGATTAACGAGTACCAGCACCCCCTTGACACCCCCGCCACCGGGACCTACTATACAGGCACATCTGTGTAAACAGATGCCCCTTGTCACCTTCCCCCTTGTGTGACCCACGACCCCCGGATTCGTCCGGGGGTTCGTGCGTTTTATGGATACTTTTGGGTGGTTATATGGTAAAGCCGATGCGACGCTTGGCTTCCGGCGGGAGGACGAAGTCATCGCCGTCTATCTCGTCGGGCATTTCGATGACCCCGCCGTGGACCGAGCCGCCGTCCATCACCAGCTCCTCGTAGCCTGCCTGCTGGAGGCCACGGACGGCGTCCAAGAGGCACTTGGCAACTAGTGCGGCATCGACCGCAGGCACATCCGCCACCTCGATCCCCAGCCCGTTGCGGGAGATAGAAACCGAGGCGGTCTTGCCTGTGAGGACGTTACTCGTCCGGCGCTTTCTAGCTGGCATCGTCTTCGTGTTCCGCCAACGCCCGGAGGATGGCGTCGGTCAGGGTGGGGAGGCGGCCCCCGCACCAGCGGCAATGGTCATAGCGGGTGGGGATCCCGCGCACTATCGTGAACCAGCCCTTGGCCTCCCAGCTATACCAGCACCGCCCGTCGCGGATGGCCGTATATCGCTCCGGGCAGGCGGACTTCTGGTCGCGGCGGCACTCCTCCATACCCGAGCAATCTAAGGGGTCTGGTCCGGATTGCTAACCGACATCCCCAGTAACGACCCCCCGCTGTGGTAGAAGAAGGTCTGCATCCCCCGGGGCTTGCCGACATACCCTTCTGCCGAGTGCCAGCCGTCCGGGGGGCAGAGCGCGGGGGCGGTGCGGATCACCACCCCGCCGACCGTCTGGACCTCCGCCTCCCCGTGGAGGTGGCCCGTATGCCACTCCCGGTAGGTGCTAGTCCCCCAGAGGTGCGGCACCTCGGCAGGCATAATCTCGCCCAGCCGCTTCTTGCCCTTGTCCCCGTGGGTCAGGCCGATCAGGACCTTGCCGTGCGTGTAGTATTTGCGGCTGGTCTTGGCATCGTTGAGCGTGATCCGCTTGTCGTTCCGGAAATACGCCTTGAGGATGTGCCTGAGGGCGACCGTCAACATCGTGTCGTGGTTGCCGTTCACCAACACCACCTCAGTCGGGATGCTGGCCGACTGCTCGATGATATCAAAGAGAATAGCCGCCCCTTCCTCAACCATTTTCTCCATCCGCCCGTCTCGCTCCAGCGGCGTCCCCTTGGTGGTCTTGGCGTCCGGGGTGTCGTAGTGGAAGTAGTCGCCGAGCAGGAAGATGGCTCGCTTGCCCACCTTCCGATACTCGCCTTCCTCGAGGAGCTGGCCTGCGGCCTGTTGGAGGAGCCGCTTGGCGATCCCAATATCGTAGTCCTGCCAGCCCGTCTCCTCGGCCCACGCATACTTGCCGATGTGGGGGTCCGCGATCACCAGCGCCTGTAGCACATCGGTGCTACGGCTCTTGATAACGCGAGGCGTTATTAACGTCCGCCGTAACTTTCCGGCCCCATCGATTAAGCTCTGGATTAACTCCTCGGCAGACGGCCCTGCCTTGGGCTTGAGGCGGACGAAGACACGGTGCAGTTCGGTGACCACGGGCTTGCCCGTCTGAGGATCCACCGTGGCGGTCTCCCACTTGGTCGCCTCCGACCGCTCGATCTCGAAGCGGATCAGGTCCGCTTGGATGTGGCGGAGCAGATCCTCGACGCTCTTGATCTTGGAGCCGACCGACTTGACCTCGGTCGCGTCCTCGGTCGCCCGGGTCTCGACCTGTTGCTCGGTCAGGACGGGCGGGGTGAGTGGGGTCTGGTGCTTCTTGGGGCCGATCCAGACCTTCAACTTACCCCGCTTGAGGCGCACCGCCGTAAAGTTCCGGACCTTGCGGCCACCGTGGAACTCGCGATTGAGCGTCTCGACCACTTGTTCGGTGGTGGAGCCTTCGGCAAACAGTTTAGCTAAGCGGCGACACTCGGCGTCGGACCAGCCGACTAGATCGCTACGGACGCCCATAGCTCTCGGAGCGGAGCGTCAGCGGGTTCTCGGGGATCTCCCCAAAATCCATTTCATCGACCCACTCCCGCAGTCCCTTCGGGATCGTCCCGTCCGCATTCCGGTTGACCCGGATATGGCCCTGCGTCAAGCACTCCCCGCACCCTCGCCAGCCATCGCTGGCGTTCCCTGTCCCGTTACAGCCCGGACACACAACGGTCACGGCAATCATTTCTCCCCCCGGTGGTGGTTACCCGTAGGTAACATCCCCGAGCTTATCTGTCAATACCCGTAACTACCTGAGTACGGCGATGGCAATCCCTATCCCGATTCCCGCCGCGAACACCTTGACGGTTTGGGTGCGGGGCAGGGGGCGCTGGAGCCGATAGATAACGCTGTCCTGCATCCTGATCACGGCGTCAGCCTTGGTGAGCGCCACGATCGCGGCCCGCCGTTCCTCGGCGTAGGCGGCCTTGAGGCTGTCTACCGATACCGAGTAGGCTATCGCCATACCCTTGAGGGTATCGAGTTGGTCGGTCGCCCGAACCAGCGCCTCCCGTAGGGTGTCGGCGGTCGAGGTCCCGTCTGCCGCCACCGCCCGATAGGTGGCGATGCTGTCCTCAAGCAGGGCCAGCCGTGCCGTTAACACCATCTGCGCCTCCCGTTCCCGCTTGGATGCGGCCTTTGTCTTGTATTGCGTTTGTATGACAACCGTCCGCGCCGTGTCGAAGGCAACCCGGGCGGTGTCCGCCTTAGCCAATAACGCCTTCATCTTGGCGTCCTGCTCCCGGCCTGCCACATACCAGACCCCCAGCGCCACCAGTACCCAGAGGAAGACGGTCATCGGCCAGTCCCTACGCATAGTCCTCAAGGCGAAAATTGGGAACGTGTTCCGGATCGTTCTTGCGTCCCGGTGGTAACGCCACCTGCGCGTGGGTCGCGACCGGAAGCCACCCGTACCGCCGCCGGACCTCGGCAATGAGCGCCTGCATTCCCTCCATCTGGGCCGGGGTCAGCGGCTCCTTGCCGTTATTGCGGTTCGCAAAGCACAGCCCGATCGTGATCCCGTTTACATCCTTGGACCCCAACCAATACCCCTTCCCGCCGTGCCACGCTCGCCGATCGTAGGGGACGCAGGTATACACCGCCCCGTCCCGCCCGACCAGCGCGTGGTAGCTCACCTTACTCTCGGACGACTGGATCCACGAGAGCGTCCCCTTCTCCGAGGGGCTGGCGTCGGCGTGGAGGAGGATGCCCTTCACCTCCTGCTCGCCCCGGCTATTGTGATTCGGGCTTGGATGGGTGAGCATAGCGTCCTTCGATGTAGCCGTTGGCCCCGGCGTAGGCCGTGACGATAAGGGCGATGGATCCGTAGGCGGTGGCGTCGGCCCCGTGAAGCGAGAGGGCAGTAATCGCCACAACCCCAAGAAGCGAGAGGACAAACTTCCGCCCCCCTAGTTTGGTGATCACTCGCGCTCGTCCAGCCGCCCCTCGATCCGGGCAATTCGGCTGTGCGATTCCCGAATCAGGTCATAGACCTGCCCCAAGTCCTGCCGCATCTGCATCAGGTCCTTCTCCATCACGCTCACCGTCGTCTTGAGGACGGCGTAGCTGAAGATCGCGCCGACGATCGCCGAGACCGTCGGCACCAAGAGCGGACTCATCGTCGGCTGGGCGGCGGCGGTCTGCATCGCGCCCGTGCTAATGCCCGTCACGGCACCGATGAAGAGAGAGATAGTGTGCTGGGGCGTCATACCATACAGTCAGTTGAGGGTTAACAATCCCACGCCCGACGCGCCTTGCGGAGGCGGCTGTCGGGATCCTTCGCGGCCTTCGGCCACATCTTCATCTGCCCTGCCGACCGCGCACAGAACGATCGGCGGCTCGCCGCCTCACTCTCCGACCGCTCGGCCTTTTCCTTGGTCACCGGGGGCCGGATGTCTTGGCCCTGCGCCCGGAGGCTGGCCCGCCCCTTTGCATTGAGGCCGCCCTCCGGGTCCTGCCCTTCCTTTCGTGACCACGCCGCCGTCTTGTACCGCTTGGTGACGGCCTCGTCCATCAGCTTCTTGGTCTTGCTCATCGCGGCACCCGCACCGTTAGCGCGTCCATATACTTCTGCTCCTCACGCAGGATTGCTTGCACAGCTTCTTCTTCAAGTCTGGCGTTGCGCTCCGGATTCTTGCTCTTCCGAAGCTCCCGTTCGAGGCGCGTCTTAATGCCTTCCACAGCCTGCTCGTATTTCTTGGTCTGTCGCCACTCTTCCATCCCCGGACGAACGACCGACGGACGTAGTCCAACGAGACCCATCATATCGATGGCCGCCGCCGCCGGATCTTGCCGCAAAATATCTTTGATAACACGAGGCGCTTGGAACGATGCCGCCGAGGGTAGTGCCAGCGAAGCCAACCGCCCACCAACCGCTCGAGCCTTCTCGCCCCCCGTCATTCCGGGTTGGATCACTTCCTCCCCTGTGAACGGATCGCGGTTGACAAACAGCGCACCGATGTCCGCGATCGGACCTCCCGGCTGGAGGATGCCCGGAATATCCTCGCTGATCTGCGTCGCGATCGCACCGGGGGCAGGCGATCCGGTGATCGCTGAGAACGGCGTCCACCGCGCCACGTCAAAGGTGTACTTGTCCCCCGGTGGCGGCTCAATACCGAGGAGATTAAATGCAGGACGGGCGATGGCATCGACCTGAATGCGGCCCGGGATCAGGTAGTTATATCCGCGCTGGTTCGGCGGGAGATCCTTCTGCTCCAAAGGCTCGTAGAGACGACGGCTAGCCTCGTTTAGCGCACCCCACATCGCGGCCACCGCCACCCACCGCTCAGGGTGTTCCATAATCAGATTCAACGCCGCCGGAATGTACTTAGCCGGGAACATAATAAACGGCGACACCGAGTTCTTGAGCGCCTTCAGGATCGGCGAGCGCGTGTCGTAATTCGGTAACGCTTCCATCATCTTCTTCATTGCCGCTTCCGGCTCCATCCCATCTTGGACGTAGCGTTGGAACAGCATCACCCGATAGACGCCGTCCTCAAGCGCGTAGGCACGGGTGATCTTATTCCCACGCTCTCGTGCCATTAGCTCCACCGCACTCATCGGCGTAATGCCCTGCTTCTTTAGTGCCGCCTGAGTTTCCGGACGGGTCGTGCGAGCGAGTGTCCGCAGAGCCGCCTTGTCCTCAGCCAACCCCTTGACTGGCGTCACCCCGTACAGCGGGAGACCACGCTCAAGGATACCATTCTCGGTGAGGAAGCGAGTCGCCGGACCATACGCCTTCAGGTCCTTATATGCCGATCGCATATAGATCGGTTGCATCGGAAGTGGGATACCAGCCAACGCCGTAATAATGGCATTCGACGCAAAGTTTCCGACGTGCGTCCCGGGGTTGTAGACCGTGTGAATCTTCTTCCACGCCTGCAACGCCTTATCCCAGACGTGCTTCGTATCGGCCCAATCATCGACCATTAGCAAATACTCGGCGGCATCCCGACGCACGACCGCCCCGCGCAACACCCCAAGCCCCGGGGTATCCGGCAGGGTGACATACTCGTCGCCCTTCTTGAACGTCTGCCGCATTTTGTCGAGTGTTGCCTTCGCCTCAAGGTAGGCACGGGAGGCATCGCGAGCGGCCTCCTTATCCCCGCTGGCGATGGCCGCATCGCGGAGACCACGCGCCATCGCCGCCTCCTCGAAGATCTGCTTGTACTGCGGCTCAATAACGCCGGGGACATCCGACAATGCCAAGAACATCCGGGCCGTGGCAATGTCCTTCCCGCCACGCCCAAATGTTTCCGTCAGACGATACGACGCCTCGCGAATCTCGCCCAGTTCATTGCGCTGTTCCGGCGACAGGTCGAGCCGTTGCTTCTCTCCCTTAATGCGGAAGGGTTGCGCCTGCGCTCCAGACGGCACCCCCTCCATTGCCTCCTCGCCCGCATACCGCGCATAAATACGGCGGAGGTAATCACGCTGGCGAGCCTGATAGGTCTCCTGTGAAATCAACCCCTGCTCCACCTTCGCTAGCCCTAGCTTGTCAACAGAGTCCGCTATACGGTTTGCCAGCGCGACCGCCGTCGCCATCTCATTGGGGTCAAGGACCACGTTCTCAAAGTTCTCCATCTCGACCAAGTCGGACACCAAGCGGTCGCCAGCAGGGCCGAGCTTTCTGGCCTCTGCCGCCAACTCACGCCCAATCGCCCGATACCGCGACATCTCGGTGATGGTCGCTTCAACAATCTCTCGGATGCGTGGATCGATGAGGATGTCGCGGCTGATCGAGTTCAGTACCGCCCGACCCTGCGGGGTCTGCGCTATCGTATCGCGGAGCTTGGCTCCACCCACCCGACTGCCAGCCCTTATTGCCGGATAGGCCGCCGTAATGAGTGCCAGCCCCTTCATCGCACGTCCAGTCTCGCGCAGGAACGGACTCTCATCGTACGTCTCGCCACCCTCACCGACCGACTCGACTATCTCTCCGGCCCCGTACACGCCACCCTTGGTCAGGACCTGCCTGCCGATTGGGGTCTTAAGCGCCTCGCCGACCGCGCCACCAATATCAAACGCCGTTCCAGCGTAGCCTCCATATTGCGGTGCCACCTGTCCGGTTTGTCCCGTTCGCTTCAAATACTTTGATAGCGCCTCATCGGAAGACCAGCCGATGTTTTCCGTCCGCATTTTGCCCACACCCTGTACAATGGGCTGGGCGTACTTTTTCCCTGCGCGTGTCAGGGCGTCTGTCGTGGCGGAGGCTAGCGTCGCATAGGTCTGTGGCTTCATTGTGCCACCCGCCTTGCTAAACGCATACTTGATGGCATACCACGCTAGCGCCTGTGCGCTAGATGGCGACATCCCGTACTCTTGCGCGTACTGCTCCAGCACTGTCTGCATCCGTCGCCGCATCAACGGCGTAACGACATCATTCAATTTACCATTGCGAATGCCACCAGCCGCATCGCCACGCAGGAAGTAATCCATCCGCGCCATCCACAGATCGATGGTCGAACCGCTTCCCGGGATGTTGAGTTTGTCCATTGCATACTGCCCAATCTTTGGGCCGAACAACTCCAACAAAGCTGGGCGCTGTTCTTTTACCGTCTTGCCCTGCATAATCGGTACAGTTCCTAGCAACCGCTCGACCGCACCCTCCTCACCGTAGGCTTGCACAAGTGCGTCAAGGCGTTGCAGGGCCATTTCGTGATTGACCGTGCGCGGAGCGGCGGGAGCAGATTCCCCTAATATGCCGACCACACGACTGGGCGAACGAAGTCCCCTCGCAAGCACCTCTCTGCCCTTGGCGTCAATTTTTGTCCCTTGCCGATATGCGGTGGCGTAGGCTGGGTCATCGGGATTTAGCATCGTAAAACGCTTTGTCCGCAAATACTGATCGAACACGTTCAAGCCGACCCGTGACTCAACCGGAACTTCTTGTCCGGACGACAGAATGGAATTGACGATTGTATACAGGACGTATTTTGGATCTTGCCGTACCTCTGGCATTGCTAACTGCGCTACTTGCCGTTGCGATCCGGTCAGCGTCCGATACCAATCTTCTGCCAGTTCGCGGGGGATAACCCCATCCGCAATCAAGCTATCGACCACCGTCTTTAGACGCGACACCATCTCCGGCACCTGCGCCTCAAGGCGCGTCGATCGGAGACGCGGGAACTCTTTGTAAATCGTTTTAGCTACTTCTGCTAACGGCGACCCCTTAGTGTTCCCCCGGGGTGGCGGCGAACCTATCTGCTTGAGGAGTTGATCGAGTTCTGCGACTCGTCCGTCAAGGCGGGCGATGGTTTCTGCGACATCTGATCCGGTGCGCTCGGCGTACCGGATGTATTCAGGGATCGCCTCCACGAGAGCATCCCGGGCCGATTGAATGGCGTCGGGTCGTCCGGCAAGAGATCTAACATAGGCAGGAGTGCCATCGAGATGTTCCGTGTAATAGGTGGTTCTGTAGGGCTGAATATCGTATTGTTCGGCCACATCCGCAAGAGCGCGTTGAACCGCCGACTCAAACTGAGCGTCATCCATCTCCGTATAACGCTTTAAGTTCAAGAGTAGCAAATGGTTACCATCTCGCGTTGCGCCACCATCCACACCTAGTGCGTCCGAAGCACGAAGCCGATTAACGATTGCGTTAATGGCATCATCCGACAATTCGCCAAACTTCGGTCCAGCTACTACAATCGCTGACGTGACGTTATCTGGTGTATCTGTCTGGCGAGAAGGGCGATACCACAACTGCTGATCTTGTCCATAGGCAATGCCGCGCATCGCCGTCGCCTGTCTCATTTGGTCGTCCGTTGCATCCTCGACAAACCGATACAAAGCATTAGGCGAATTATCACCGCCAAACAATCCAGCACCCTGTTCAACATTTTGGGAAGCCGCCCCCAAACCCGCCAGTTGTCGCTCGGTTGCGCGTATGACGTTACCGACGTGTTCCGTTTCCAAGGCGAGATTCGGAGCCGCCCGATACGCTTCAGGCAACTGCACGAACCCAAAGCGTCCGACCGACCGGACCTCTTGCGGGAGTGTGGATCGGAACAACTGATCTGCTGACCGGATAACTTGTTTCCGTCCAGCAGGAACGCCAGAAAGCATTGACGCATATAGCGCCTGCTCCTCGGGAGTTTCACCAAGCGAATACCCAGCCCCAGCCCCAGCCGCTATTTGCCCCACGGCTCCAGCGACACCAAGCGGTGACCCACCAATCAGGCCCGGGGTAGGTGTGGGCGTGGCTTGAGCCGCCGCCGCTTCCAGTCGAGCCGTGGCCTCCGCATCAGGGATCTGGACGGCGCGTTGCCGACGAGCTTCTCGTTCTGCGGTTTCACGGGCCGCCCGAGCGGCGGCATCTTCCTGTTGCCGGACAACGTTCCCGCCAATCGCTGGCACCACTTCGATAGCGGGTTGACCCATCCTTTCGCGAATCTCGCGCAACCGCTGAAGGCGAGCGTTCACATCTAACGGCATCTGCTCATCGGTGACGGTCAGAGCTTGTTGTTCAGCTCGCCGTCGCAGATCCCCTAACCGCCTGTCAAAAATTGGCGTTTCGCCAGCCGCTTGTTCGGCGGCATAGGTTGCCCGTGCCACATTGCGCGTCGGAAGCGATGGTCCCTGTCCAGCCGCCCTGCCAGCGGCACCATCACCGATGCCGAACGCCTGTGCAAGACGGGATAGTCCGCGACCACCACCAGCCATTAGTCCTTCGCCAACGAAACCAGCACCAACATCGACGGCAAGGTCGCCAGCCAACCGTAGGGGCTTGGGAACGTCAACGCCATACATCTCACCAACTCCGCCAGTAACGGACAACCGTGGGTCATCAGCCAATGCCCCGGGAATGGTTACCAGCGGGGCAGACGCAACCGCACCCACCGTAGCACGTTGCGCCAGTCCGCCGATCCCAGTCTTTGCGGTCGAACCGCGAAAGATTTCCGCTAACCGTGCCGCCTGATTTCCACGAGACGCCAGTTCTGCGGTGGCTTGTGCGCGTTGTGCCGCATTAAGGCCAGTGGCCCCAACACGTCCTAATGCACTAGCCTCTGCCGCCCCAATCGCCATACGGCCACCAAGAATGGTGGCGAGGACATCAGGACCGACATACCCAACACCACTCGCTATTTTACCCGTAATAGTCTTTGCCGCAGGAACCTGTCCTTCAATACCACGACTCAATTCTTGCCACGTCTTTGCCGCTTCCGATCCAATGTCACCGGGAGCCATATTCGCAAACGCACTCGCAAGCGACGCGCCACGAGCCTTGAATCGATTGGCGGCTCGTTCACCCAATGTCGAAAGCTCACGCTCGACCTGACGCTTTTCCAAATCAGCAAAGCGTTTCGCTCGCTGACTCTCCTCTACAGTCGTAACGCCGGGGTCAGCCAGAGTCGGCATAAGTGCGGACCGTAGAATACCTTGACGCCGATCGCGCTCTTCTCGCTCACGCCGCTCCCGCTCTTCGCGCTGGCGCTTTTCCTCTTCTGTCTCCTGCGGTACAAACGCATCATAGCGGCTACGCGGCTGTTGCCGTGTGGTGCCACCGGGAATGAATTGGTCATACCGAGAAGGTCCCGTCACCGACCGCTCCGGATCTCAAGGATGGCTCGCTGGAACTCTCTATTAATCTCTTGCACCGCCGCCCGCTTTTCCTCATCAGACGCACCGCTCGCCATCACGCGAGCAATGGCCTGCTGAACCTCACGCGCCTCGGCCTGTTCCGCCGCCGCTGTCGGCGACATTTGTGGTCTTTGTCCGGACAAAGTGGCAAGCAGATTGTCCATTTCCTGCTGACGTTGAGGGCTCAGTGCAGGATCCCGAGCGGCCATTCTGGCTTGCTCCATACTGAACGCCGTGTCAGCGTCGAATCCAGCTCGGTCCTGCAAGAACGAGGCGGTGTCGCGAGCCGCTGACGACGTAAGACCTTTATACTTTACATCAGCCAGTTTTGGCTGGGTGCGTATCCGTCTTTGCACGTCACCCGTCGCACCACGGAACGCGTTTTCAACAGCCCGTCTGTCCGCCGCCGTTGGCTCATCGGACTTCGGCTCGCGAGGCGCACGGTATTCCTCGACCGGAGAGAACGTCGTCTCGCCAGTATTGGGGTCAAAACTGTATCGCCGATTGTCCTTGCCCACGCCCTCGATCAGCGACTTCCGCTGTGTCTTCGGCGTGAACATATCCTTCAAGGCCGCAACGGCCTGCGGCGTATCACCAAGGCCAAGCAACTTCGCGGCATTCGCGTCGCTGAAAGGCTGGCCGCGCAACTCTTGAATCTGCCGTAGGCGCTCCCGCTCGTTCTCGGCCTCCTGCCGCTTGCGCTCGGCCTCCTGTTCTTGAGCGATCCGCTCCCGGGCCATCGACTCCCCGGTGAACGCGCCACCAAGGCCTGCCATCAACTGGGTCAACCACTCGCCGTTTGCCATATCAGTACGCCTGTGGGAGGAACATTTGACTGAGTGCCGCTAAATCGTTGGACGAAAATCCGGTTAACGTGCCAGCATTGCCTAATGCGCCACCAGCATAGCCACCGCCAGTAACGCCGCCACCCATTCCACCGCCAACCGCGCCGCCGCCGCCAGCGCCACCACCACCACCCCCGCCACCACCGCCGCCGCCACCACCGGGCGGAGTAATACCGAGGGCCTTAAACAACGCTTCCATCGTTTCCGGTGCGCCACCCGCCAGTTGCCCCGCCAACTGGGTGAGCATCTGGTTCCGGGCCATATCCTGCTGGGCCGCAAACTGCCGTGCCGCCATCGTCTGCTGGCCGCCATACGTCCCGGTGATGTCCGCCTCGCCAAACCGCTGACGCATCGCACGGTCTGCCGCCGACTCGGCAATCTGCTGGCCCTGTAGGGTCGTCCGCAGTTGCCGCTCAAGTTCGGACTCCCCGCGCTGGAACTCCTGCGCCCCGGTCTGCAACTGCGACCGGAGCGTCCGCTCGGCGCTCGACTCCCCACGCGCAAAGTCGCGCTGGAGCTGGGCCTGCGCCTCTTCCTGCGCGAACTGGCGGGCCTGCAACGCCAGCCGTTGCTCGCGTTCCGCCGCCGACTCCGTCCCCGCAAAGAGCCGCTGGGCCAGCGCCTGCTGGGCCTCGAACGACTGTGCGCCCGACTGCAACTGACGCTGGAGATCGCGCTGGAACTGGGACTCGGTGCCAGTAAACTTCCGTTGCTCGCCCGCCTGCTCACGCTCGAACATCTGGGCGAGGGTCTGTTGCCGCTCCCGTGCCGCCCGCTCGGCGGCAGATTCGGTCCCGGCAAAGCGACGCTGTTGCTCGGCCTGTCCGGCCTCAAAGACCTGCGACCCGAGCTGGAGACGGTCCCGCAACTCGCGCTCCAAAGCGGTCTCGCCGCGCTGGAACTCCTGTGCGCCCGTCTGGAGGTTCATCCGCGCCTCGCGCTCCAAGGCCGACTCGCCACCAGCGAAGGTCCGCTGTTCCCGCGCCTGACCCGCCTCAAAGGCTTGCGCCCCCGACTGGAGCCGCTCACGGAGACCGCGCTCCAAGGCGCTCTCACCCCCGGCAAACCGACGCTGGGCTTCCGCTTGGGCCGCCTCAAACGTATTGCCTTCGCGCATCAACTGCTGACGGAGTTCGCGCTCGGCGGCAGACTCGCTACCAGCGAATGTCTGCGTCCGACCAAGGATGTCGCGCTCCTGTCCAAAGCCCTCCCGTTGCATCTGCTCACGGAGCTGGCGCTCCAAGGCCGATTCCCCGCCCGCAAAGGCTCGCTGGGCGGCCTCCTGCTCGGCTTGGAAGGACTGCTGGGCCTGTTGCTGGAGAAGCTGGGCATCCAACCCTGCCAGCGCCCGAGCCTGCTGACCCGCAAGGTCACCCATCCGCCCGGAGGCAATCGAGGACGCGGCCAGCCCACGGCGAGCCATCTCCTCGTTCAACTGCTGTTGCTGGGCTTGGAACTGGGCTTGCAGATCCGCCTGACTGGCCTGCCGCATCTGCTGGAAGGCCATCTGCTGGAGGTTCGGCTGGGCCGGAGCCTGCTGGGTGGGAGCGCCAGCGGTTGGCGCACCCGCCGTGGGCGTCCCGGCCATACTGTAGGTTATGTTCGGTGCGGCTCGCACTTGCTCTTCCACGCCAGCCAACTGGGCCTGCATCTGCATCGGCTGTGGCGGGGCCGGACGGGCCTGCCCGGACGCCTGCATCTGGGCGAAGGTCTGCTGACGAGGGGCCGGAGCCGCCTGCATCTGCTGGGCAGGCTGGGCTTGCCCGGGCTGTTGCTGGAGCGGCTGGGGCGCAGTCGGCGCAGTCGGCTGGAGGGTTGCCATCCCCGTTCCCATCGGGCTTGCTCCGCCACCCATCCGCTCGGCCATCCGCGTTCCTTGAGGCGGTGGACTCGGTTGGCGCGTTGGCGCTCCCCACATCCCGGAGTTCCGGGAATCCTCCATCATCCTCTTGCGCTCTTCTTCCGTCATCAAGCGGCTAGTCATTAGCCCTGCCCTCCGCTAATGCGCTGGAAGAGGGGAGCCAGCAACTGGGCAATCCGGCGCTGGCGCTCAACCTCGCGCTGGCGCTCGGATTCGGACTGCCCGAAAGTGCGCTGGAACTGCGACTCCGCCTGCGCCAATTGCTCACGGGCGATCTTATTCTTTTCCGACTCCTGCCGCGACTTGGTGTAGCCGAGAAATGCCTGTCCGGCCAGCTCCGGCTTCTCCATCACCCGCGACCCGATCTTGCCAGCCACATTCATCGCCCCAGCTCCAAGCCGCTGTCCAAGGCTTGGCGCGGCGGTCGTCAGCGAGCCAGCGCCAGTCGGCGGCATCACCGCCCCGGCAACCCGCTGACCGATCGTCGTCGCGCCCTGCCCCATCCCGGGAAGCGCCTTAAGAGGCGCACCCGCACCAGCGCCCATACCCGGCATCCCGGTGACCGCCCCCGGAGCCTGTCCGCCCACGGTCGTAATTCCCGCCCCCGGGGCAGGCATCGCCTTCATACCGCCACCAAGCATCCCTTGAATCCCGGTCCGGGCGGCCCCACCAGCACTCCCAAGAAGCGCCCCAGCCGCCGCGCCCTTGGCGGCCTGACCGAGGTCAAGCCCGATCCCGCCCTTGCCCTCACGGTCGAGACCACGAGCGGCTCCGCCAGCCAAGGCTCCGGCGATCATCGAGGACCCCGGAATCAGCGCCCCGGCAATCAGCGGGACCGCCGCCTGCACCAATGCCTTATTGCGGTCGTAGGCTCCGGCCACTCCGCCTCGGGTCTTCTTCTCTTGCTCTAGCCCCGCCTCGGCCTGCTGTTGCCGACGCCACTCGAACTTCTTGTCCGATGCCCCTTTACCAAAGAGGCGATTGGCCTCGTCCTGAATCTGTTTCGCTGTCTTCTGCGCCATATCGTCCTCTGTGTGGTACTGGTAAAGGTAATTACTTAGTAGCTACTTTGCCTGCTTTTTCCGAGCCACAGCGGCGTTGTCCACGAGGTTCGGATAGGGACGCCCAGCCGCCTCCGCCCGATCCTTGGCGGCGGCCTTCTCCTTCGGCGTCAGCTTCGTAGACTTGCTCTTCGGGTTCGGGGTATTCCAGAACTCCTGCATATTCCTTGGCATTACGGTAGCTCCAGTGATGATCCGTTGAACCACGCCGCCGGGTGCGTCTCCGTCCCCAGCACATCGTGGCGGCACTCGTGCGCCCAGAGGGCGGTGTTGCGTTCGTGCGCCTTCAGCACCACGATGACCCGTGAGTGCGCCCAGTACTTGCCCCAATGGGTCGAGCCGTCGGGGAAGCGGTCGCCCTGATAGACCCCGTAGCGCAGTCCCTCGGGGTTCGCATACGCCGCCGCCGTCCCGCGACCCGTGACGATGGCGTGTTGGGTCCACCACAGGGCGTCAATCGCCGCACGGTCGGTCACCGGGAACACCGTGACGCCCCAGTCAAGCGGCAGAGCTTTCGGCCCCAGCCCGAAGGCGCGAAGCAGTTGCCGCCCGATGGACGCCAGCCAGTTCCGCATTACGCTTCCAGCGCCTCAAGGCGGGCTTCCAGCGCCTCGATACGGGCTTGCGCCTCTTGCAACGCCTTGATTGCCAGCCAATACATCGGCTGTTCACGGATGCCGTAATACTCTGGCGCGGCCTCGACCGCTGGCTTCACCTCGTTGCCATCCTCGTCCAGTTCCGCGTCCTTCGCCTCAACCGCCTCGCGGGTCACGACCACCAGTTCCGGCACGATGGGCTGGACCTGCTGGGCGATGACGCCGTACAGCGCAGGGTCGTCCTCGTTGCAGTCCTTGTAGCGGAAGTTCACGACCTCGATGGCCTTGAGCTTGTCCCACGTCGAGGCGAGCGGGGCGATGTCCTGCTTGAGTCGGAAGTCCGAGGCGAGGTTGACGTTGTTGGCGCTGTAGTTCGACAAGCCGCCATTGGAATTAATCGTGGCACGTTCGGTGCTTGCCCCGTAGCACGTTAAAAAGTTGTTCGTTCCGTTGTTTTGGTCGTTAGCTGTACGGACCTGAATACCGTATTGATTTCCACTTGCGGCAGTTGAGGTAACAAAAAGCGACACTTGGTCATTCTGCGTCGTGCGGAATTCGTGATAGGCACCTGTCGAACCTTGATACGTCCCATCATTCGACGCCTTGAAGTAGCCCCCCGACGTGATGCGGGCGCGTTCGGTTGGGGTGCCAGCGCCGCCCGTGTAAAACGTAATTTTTGCCGTACTGTCGCCGCTGTTGGCAACCATCCGCAACTCACGCCCACCAGAATCAGCAAGCACACCCATATAGTACGATGAGTCAAAATACATCTGACTCAAATAGGTGTTAGCTGCCCACTCGGTTCCGTAGGCTACCGATGCGCCGCTCGACATAAACCGCGCACCGTTGACCGTCGTGGTCCGCCCAGCGCACAAGTAACCATCCGACGTGATGCGGGCTTTCTCGGTGTCGTTAGTCCAGAACGACAAAACCTTTGACGACGACAAGAATCTAAAACCAGCGTCAATCGTCGTGCCGCCAGATGTGCCGTTGGAATAGAGGTACGCATCAGCCGTTCGTATCTGAACATCGCCCCCCGACGTGATGCGGGCGCGTTCGGTGGCGTTGGTGTAAAAGGCCATTGCTGCGTTTTCTCTTTGGACAAAGAGAAAGTCATCGTTCGAGCTAGAGCCGTATCCAATGTACGCCTTTTCCGCGTCTGCTGAATCGTAAAACGAGAAATACAGCGAACCCGTCGTCGCATCCGACGACTGTAGCCGCATGATTTCGTTGCTCGCGGCCTTAACGTGCAACGGCGCACTCGGCGTCACCCCGAGGCCGAGGTTGCCGGAACCCGTGAGCGTCATCCGCAGGTTGGTACCGCCACCATAAAACAACAGGCCATCGCCACCAGCGATATGGAACTCGTCGTTGCCTTCGTGAAAGAATCGCAAGCGAGGCGCATCAGCGGCAGTCGAACTACTGCTACGAAGACGAGCAACCGCCGCCGTATCTACCACATCAAGCCGCACTGCCGGACTCGCCGTCCCGATGCCAACGCGGTTGTTCGCGCTATCGACCTTGAGCGTCGAGGTATCCACCGTCAGGTCGCCGCTGACCGTCAGCGAGGACAGGGTGCCGACCGAGGTGAGGCTGGACGCCGTGACGCCGCTCCCGAGCGTGGTCGCCGAGAGGACATCGGTGTTGGCAATCTTGTACGTCCCGCTGACCACGTTGAGCGCGTCGCCCGAGGCCAAATCCAAGCGGTCAGCGGCCCCACGCGACAGGACCACGTCGGCCCCGAGCGTCAGGTTCCCCGTGACCGCGAGCGAGGAGAGCGTCCCCAGCGAGGTGACGTTGGGCTGGGCCGCCGTGGACAGCGTCCCGCCCAGCGTGGTGGCGTTGATCGTGGCCGCCGTCACCGTCCCCGTCAGCGTGGGGCTGGCCGACATGACCACGTTCCCCGTCCCCGTGATGGCGTTGGAGACGAGGCCCTTGGAGGCGTCCGTGAAGACGGCCTGCGAGGCGGTCAGGGACGAGAGGATGGGCTGTTGCGCGATGGTCGCTACGCCCGTGCTGGCCAGCGTCACCGCCAGCGTCCCGTTGTTCGCCGAGATGGTATCGACCTCGATGTCGGTCGCGTTGACCACATCGTCCTTGAGCAGGACGGAGTCGATGGTGACGCCAAAGCCAGAACTCGTCTCGGCGATGGTGTCGGTCGTAATCTTCTGGCCCGCCGTGACAATGATGTCCGTCGCGCCCGTGGTGTTGCCGTTGGCCAGCACCTCGGCCAGCGTGTCCACCGTGGCGACCTTGGCGTCCACATACGCCTTGATGCTCTGCTGGGTGGCCAGCGCCGTGGCGCTGTCCGAGGCCATATTATCCTCGTCGAGGATATTGGTCACCGTAGTCGCGCCAGTCCCCTTCAAGCTGGCGAAGGTGACGAGGCCAGTCGAGGTCACTGATCCGGCCGACACCGCCCCGGACGCGGTCAGCGCCCCAGCGGTGATGGTGCCAGCGGCGAAGTTCCCCGAGGCGTCCCGGAGGACGATGGTCGAGGCTTCGTTATTCGACCGCTCCACGATGCGGGGGGCCGAGAACTCGACGTAGAGGACGCCGTTCGTGTTGTTTGAGCGGAGGACAAACGCGACGGGCTGGTAGTTGCCCGACGTTGGCTTGGTAAGCGTCAGCCCACCCGAGGTGTTCGGGTAGAGGATGTCGTTAATCGCAAACGCACCCGTGTTCAGGTCCTCAATCAAGCCCGTGTTGACGATCTGGACGATATTGCCCGAGGTCACCGTGTTCTCGACCACGCCGAACGCCACGTCGGTCGAGGACGTGACCTTGTTCACCGTCGGCAGGTTCTGGCCGTTGTTGAACCCGGTGACCTTGACCACATCCCCCTTGGCGAGATTGGCGTCGGCCAAGCAGTCCACGTTGATGGCGTCCGAGGCGACCTCGTGCCAGCGGGAGCCGTCGTCATACCAGAACTGGTAGCGCCCCGAGCTGACGGTCACCCACTTGCGGCCCGCCGTCCCGGCCACCGGACGTGAGGCCAGCGTAGAGGACTGAACGTGGATGCCGGGGTCCGCGTCGTGGTCGACATACGCCGAGCGCACCGTGTTGTCGTTGCCGCGCACCGAGTTCGCGTCAATCGGCGTAGTGCCGTTGACGGGTGAGGTGAACGCGGCGACGGAATGTTGACCGACTGTTTCTGCCATTTAACGACGCCCCAAGGCAAAGGTTTCTAACTGAAAGCGACTGAAGACGGGCAATGCCTCGCCAGAGTCAATGATGCTGATGTCCACATAGTAGCCCGTCCCGCTCATCGGGATGCGGTAATTCTGACTGCCTGTCCCACCCCACGTTCCGGTCCCCCAGTAGGTTCCCGACCCACCCCACGTTTCGTCGTAAGACGGTGGGAGCGAGTACGACCCGAAGCTGTCGCCCGAGTTCCACTCAACGCGACACTGGTCCGATCCCTTGAGCTGGGCCGTGAGGTAGCCCCAGCGAAACGCCTTGGAGAGCGAGTCGTCCCCGCAGTAGAGGCGGTGCATCTGAAGGGTCAGTGCATAGCGTGTCCCGCCTGTCCCAGCGGCGGTCTGGTTGTCCACGAACACCCCGGGCGCATCGCACAGGGTGACCCAGCCCGAAGCATCGCCCTTCAGCACTACCGGGAGTCCGGCGCTGTCAAGCGTCTCAAAGAAGCACGTCGTGTCAGGGGACACATACCCACCGTCCCACGGCCCAGACCACGCATTGAGCAGAGTGTGGTACTGGTAGCACCCGTAGTTCGGGAGGGTAATCCAGAGTTCCTTGGTCGCCCGATTCAGCACCATCCGAATCTTGTCAAACTGTGCCGAGGTCAGTTGGCGGATGATTGGTAGGATCGGGTCTGGCGCAACCGGGGTGCCGACGGGTGAGACCTCGACCTCATTGCACCGATACAGCCCACGCTCGGAGATAAAGTAGGCAACGTTATTGACCGGGACGATGGTGTTCCCAGCGATGATGCCCACGTCTGCCGTGACTGCCGCAGGCGAGACGTTAATGTCGTCCTGCCCCAACCCCGTGAGTCGCGAGATGCCACGGTCGTGGAAAATCAGGAGCGAGGTGTTAATGGGCGCAAGCCCGATAATCTGCTCGTCCCCGAAGGTCCGGACGATAATCTGCCCGCCCCCAGCCGGAGGCGTAGCATAGCCCAAGTCGTCGCCGTTATTCAGCGACGAGTAGAAGATGCTGTTAGGATAGGTGCTGTTGCCTGCCCCCCACAGCCGCTGGTTAAAGACGACCACCTGCTTGACGGCCAGCGTGTTCGCAATCTCCGTCAAGGTGGTGCCGTTCCACTTGTTGAGCAGGCCACCATCGGCGATGTACACCACCTCGGCATTCCCGGCATCCCGAAACTCCACGAAGCTGGGCGGCACGGTCGTGGAAAGCGTCCCAGACTGGGTTGCATAGGTCAGCGGAAAGGTGCCGTAGGTCGCCGTCCGAAGCGCCCCATTGCACACCGCCATAATCTGGTTGGTCCCGTTGTCCTTATGCCAAGTGTAGCCGTTCAGGACCGCCGCCGCCGCAAGTGCGTTGGTCGAGGTGCGCTGGGTCCCACCCCGCTTGGTCGCCGCGCCGAAGTCTGTCAAACGCAGGTTGGTCGCTCGCCGCATCTGGTTCGGCTGGAGCGCCGTATCGTCCGACACGTCATTCAGCCCCCCGTCCATCCGGGGCTGTTGGTCCGTCACCTTCTGCCGTCCCGGTGACAGGTTCACCATTAGCCACCCCACACGGCGGCTTGGTCCGGAAACTGCATAAAGGTCGGGTTCCCCGTCCGGCGAGCGATGTCGGCGTAGAGCGCCTCACGCCGCTTTTGCGCCAAGGCCAAGAGGTCGCTGGCCGATTGCGTCTCGGCCCCGCCCTTTGCCAGCGCC